TTATACGAATTTTTTTGAAATAATGATATATTTATTTAGTAAAATAAACGCGTAACGCATTGCAGTAAAAAAAATGAGTTTAGAAAAAAACGAAAATTTAGTAGAGAAGGCTTTATTACAAATGAAGTCTATCGAGGAAGCTATAAGCGAAAATGCAAAAGGAATACTTGCTTCTACAATGAAGGAAGAAATCAGTGAACTAGTAAAAGAGTCATTATTTGGCTCAAAATCTAAAACATCTTTACACGAACAAGAAGAAGAAGGTACTGAGGTTGAAGTAACCACAGACGACGAAACAAATGATGGTGTCGAGATGAGTGATGTGGAAACGGAAGTTAATCCAGAAGGTGACGTTGATGTTGCTATGGGGGCTGAAGTTAACACTGATAACGAAGACGAATTACCACCTCTTGATATGACAGGTGCTAAACCTGATGAAGTGTTGAAAGTATTTAAGGCTATGGGTGATGAAGATGGGATTATTGTTGTTAAAGACGGTAATAACATCCACTTAACTGATAATAACACAGACACTGAATATTTTATCGATTTAGGTGACGATTCAGATTTATCTATGGAACATCCTATGGAAGATATGAACGAGAGTGTAATTTATGAATTAGTCTTCGAAGAAAAAGAAGGTGATGTTGAAATGGATGAATCTTATGACGAAATGGACGAATCTGATGACGAAGACGAATCGTATGACGAAATGGATGAATCTGATGACGAAGACGAAACAATTTACGAATTGGAAGTTAGTGAGTCTATGAAACCAAAAGGAATGGGATTCGGCAAAATGAGAAATGGAATGTCTAAATCATCAGTTAATAACAAAGGTTTCGATGAAGATATGAAAAACGGAATTAAATCTGAGAAAAAAGGTAAAGGTCCTAAATTTTCATATGGTAAACTTAAGCATGGTGTAACTGAATCTGAAATGGATGATGAATTCATGGAAGGATGGATGGACGAAGAAATGGTAGATGATTATAAAATGGAATCTGACTACATGGAAGGAGACTACATGGAAGGAGACTACATGGAAGGAGACTACATGGAAGATGATTACACAGAAGGTTTAATGGATGTTGACGACATCGTACCAACTGAAACCGCCGAGGCGTCAAGAACTATGACTTACAAAAGAAGAGCCGAAAGAGACAGAGTAGCAGCACCAAGCCAACTAAGAAAAGAATCTTACAACAAAGAACTTAATTTGTTAAAAGAAAAAAATGAAGAATATAAAAAAGCTTTAGATTTTTTCAGAAATAAATTAAATGAAGTTGCAGTATTTAACTCTAACTTGGCTTATTCTACAAGATTGTTCACTGAACACTCAACAACAAAACAAGAAAAAATAAACATCCTTAGAAGATTTGATAATGTTGAAACTATCAAAGAATCTAAATCACTTTACAAGACGATTAAATCTGAACTTGACGGAAACGGTTCATCAGACGTTGTTACTGAATCTATTCAAAGACAAGTTGTAAAAACTCCATCTAATGGTTCAGCATCTAATCTAATTGAAAGTAAAACTTATGAAAATCCTCAATTCTTAAGAATGAGAGATTTAATGGCAAAAATAAAATAAACAAATAAACTCAAATTAAAAAAAATAAAATGGGAGCATTATTAGAATCAGGTCTTGTTGGTAACATCGGGTTAAAACACCTTAAAGTTATCAAAGAAGATACAATTAACAAATGGGATAAATTAGGATTCCTAGAAGGTCTTAAAGGACACGTAAAAGAGAACATGGCTCAGTTATATGAGAACCAAGCATCTCACCTAATCAACGAAGCGGCTTCTACGGATAGCTCAGGTTCATTCGAAACTGTAGTTTTCCCTATCGTAAGACGTGTATTCTCTAAATTGTTGGCTAATGATTTAGTATCTGTACAAGCTATGAACTTACCAATCGGTAAATTGTTCTACTTTGTACCTAAAATCCAAAGTTATGCGTTAGGGTCAAACGAACACTTCGCACCTATTGGTGCAGATGGAGGACCAACTGCAGCACAAGCACAAGCTGGTTATGGTGCAAATGACAAAAACCTTTATGATAGATTCTATGAAGGTTCTGAACCAACATTAGACCCGGCTGGTCTTTTTGATTATTCAAAAGGTACTTATTCTGCAATTACTAAATCTGCAGTTACAGTATCTTGGAGTAATGGTCAATTAGTAGAGTCCGCGTATGCGGCTGGTGAATACAGAAAAGTACTTTTAATTCTTTCTGGATTCTCTTCTGCAGGTGCTGGTAAATTAATTGGTCCTGATGGTCAAGAAATGGATAACGAATCATTCCTTTCTGATTTAAGAGTTAACGCATTAACAGGAGTAGGTGCACCTCAAAGAGCGTTCTCAGGAGCAGGTTCTTCTGACCTTCTTTTCAGAGTTGTAACTCAAAAATACGGTAAAGGTATTGTTCAATATGGTTCTCAGCAATCTACTACTTTCTACAGCGGAAACTATCCTGGAAATGGAGGTTCTTATGATAATATTTGTGATGCTGCAGGTTATATCTATTTAGAAGTTGACTTACAAGTACCATGTGCAGTTGGGGCTAACTCAATTGATGGTTATTCAGGTTTGACTACAACTTTTGCAGCGGCATCTACAGGGCAATTTACTTGTACTTATAGAGTATACCAAGAGTTAGAATTTGAAGACAGAATTGGTGAAGTTTCTTTTGACCTTGAGTCAGTTACTGTATCTGTTACAGAAAGAAAACTAAGAGCACAATGGTCTCCAGAATTGGCACAAGACGTTTCTGCATTCCACAACATCGATGCTGAAGCTGAATTAACAGCTTTATTATCTGAGCAAGTGGCAGCAGAGATTGACCGTGAAATTTTACGTGACTTACGTAAAGGAGCGGCTTGGAACTTACGTTGGGATTACAACGGATGGAAGAGAGGTACTTCTGCTAACCCATTAACTCAATACACTCAAAAAGATTGGAATCAAACTTTGATTACAGCAATCAACCAAATTTCAGCACAAATCCACAAGTCTACATTAAGAGGTGGTGCTAACTGGATTGTTGTATCTTCTGAGATTTCTGCTATCTTTGACGATTTAGAATACTTCCACGTATCTAACGCGTCTCCTGAGCAAGACCAATACAACATGGGTATTGAAAGAGTTGGTACATTGGCAGGTCGTTACCAAGTTTACCGTGACCCTTACTTCCCAGCAAACACAGTATTGTTAGGACACAAAGGTACATCATTGTTAGACACTGGTTACGTTTACGCACCATATGTTCCTCTACAATTAACACCTACAATGTATAACCCATTCAACTTTACACCTATCAAAGGTATTATGACAAGATACGCTAAGAAAATGGTTAACAACCGTTTCTACGGACGTATCACAGTTGATGGAGTTAGAACATTTGACTTGAGAGAATTGAGATAATCAATTAAAAACAGAATAAGAAAAGGTCAGAGTAATCTGACCTTTTTTATTTTATGGATATTTATAGTTATGAGAAAAAAAATAAATGAGGCTACGGTCACTGGTGGTTCACGAGGTAGTTATATTGCTCCGTTAATGCCAGGTGAAAGATATTTTAAAAAAAACATTTTAGCCCCGTTTACTATAGAAGACTCAAAGTACAAAAGTCCCGATTTAGCGTATGATTCATATGATGGTAAAATGGAAAGAAGTAAAAAACAAATAGGTAAAGAAGAAAAAATGGCAAAAAAGATATATAATTTTATTAAAAAACACCCCGATGCAACTTTTAGCGATACTGAGGGGAATCCAATAAATCAATTTCCGGGTAAAAATAAAAATATCGTCCCAATTAAAGAGTGGGTTGAATTAGATAGTATTAATTTAAACGAAACATCAACCTCAACAAGTGCAGGAATGTACAATGGACCTGTTTCCGTCGGTTTAAAAAAATGGAAAAAAAATGAATTAGACCCATATACTGAATTTGTAGATAGTATATTTAATCATAGTAAAAAACAAAAAACACTTAAAGACAATAAAAAAGGGTATGTTGGTCATTGGGAACCTAATAAAGATGGTTCTTATAAATTAGATATTCACGGAGCTCATACTATAAACGAAGATTTAGCTGTTTGGTTTGGTAAAAAGAAAAAACCAAAAGGGTCTAGTCAACCAAAAGGACCATGGGTGAATATTTGTAGAAAGGTTGATGGTAAACATCCACCTTGTGGCAGACCTGACACTTCAAAAGGAGCTTACCCCAAATGTAGAGCCTCAGGTGTTGCAGGTAAAATGAGTGATTCGGCTAAAAGAGCGGCATGTGCTCAAAAAAGAAAAGCTGAAAAAAATGACCCACAATCGGGTAAAGGTCAAAAACCTGTGATGACTTCATACAAACCAAAAAAGAAAAGGACCCAAAATGAGTCCTTAGAAAAAATTATTAAAAATATTTTAAGTTCGCTTTAACAATAAGCACCTGAACAATGTTTTTTACCATCTAATCCTGGCATTCTACCTTTACATACTTGAACCGCATAACCATTTGCATATGCACTAGGATAAACGTCAAACTTAGATTTAGCTGCTGCTTTACCACGAGCACATAGCTTAGTACCTGTTTTTTTTCTACCTTCACCCATTACCATATCTTTGTCATCAATATTCATAGAAAGTTCCATACCATCTTTTTTTGATTCATTCATAATAAAATCAAATACTTGGTCCATGTTATTTTTTGCTTCGGCAATATGGTCTTGAGCCCAATCATGGCCATTATCTAAAATACCTTCAACCATCGATTGGTCTAAGTCTAATAACAAATCACATTGTCTTCTTATTTGTTCTAAATTAGAAAAGAACATATATCTATTAGACCTCATATCGTGGTCTTCTTTTAAAACTTTTTTAATAATTGAATCTAAATTTTTCATAATTATTTTTTATTAACAATTTGGAACTGAAGTTCCCTTTTATAAGTATCTATATTTCTATCAGAAACCACCTTTAAATCAATAAAATATTCATTAGGTATCTTGTCTGTAGTATCAAATATAAAGTAGTAAGAATCAGGAGTTTTATTTATTCTTGTCCAATCTTGAACTTGGACTTCAGTATTACCACCTTCTTTAACATATACTCGGTAATACGCCTCAATATTATTTAAAACTTTATTTGGACTATATGCTTGTTTGATAGTAACGTCAACTTTTCTTACGTCTGTATTTAAAATCTGTTCATTTTGTTTAATACCACTGTAAGAAAACCCGTATATTTTAGGACTATTTGTTGTGGAACCTATTGTGTAATTTCCATTCTTAGCTAACATTACAAATTCATTTTGAACGTTAGATATTGATGTTGAATTAATTGATAGTCCTTTCCATAGGTCATAATATAAACATGGAATTGTTGTTCCTGTTAATCCATTTACAACCACTTTATATACCCCTTTTGTGACCTGACACGTAGTCAAACCTGTGAAACCTTGTATTGGGTCTTCATTACTATCTAAAATGTCTACAGTGGGATTAGAATCCAAATTAACCGCATTTCCATTTTCATAAACATATAGGTATAGGTTATTTACATTTCCAGCATAGAAAGTATTCCTATCATCGTCAATAAAGTCATTATAGTTTGTTTCTAAAAATGGTTCGTAGAATGTTTGAGTATGTGGAGAAAAGAACCCAACTGAATAATTCTCAGTTAATCCTGAAATATTTTCAACAGATGGTTGGTAGGCAATTATCCATCCCGCAGGTGCAGTTGTTCCTCCTGTTAATATTGAATTTATTTCATTGGTCATATTGAACTCAATATCTTCATTACCGTATTCAAAATGTTGTGTATCAACGACAGTAAGTGCTGAATAATTTAATCCCGTTAAACCTGTTAATGAATTTGTGTTGTTATATATACCTGGAGTTGACCACCCTGATATTGTTGTTGTTTGAAACCAATTTGATGGCCTATTAGAAAATGACCTATCGTTAAAATTTGTAACTCCAAAATCATAATAATCATAACCAACACCACTATCCCAAGTTTGAACTGCCCCCGTTGAACCTGAATATTTTGGTATTCTTAATAGTTGTAAGTCAAATGAGGTTGCTCTCCTTCTACCTTGACTTGTTTTATCGTTTAATAATTCATTATCAAAAAAAGAAGTATTTGTCATTCTTAAAGTATGTGTTGGGTTAACACTACAACCTGTTACAATTACTTTATTGTTATAGTTTGCAGTTAGACCTGACAAATCAATATTGAATATATATCTACTAAAACCTGTAGGTGTTGCTGAGTTACTTAAATTACCATAAAATAACTCAACAATAGGATTTCTACCCGTATTAGTATATGAGTTATATAATATCGTATTTGACTTACTAAAATAAGACCTATAAATTGACATGTTTGTTTTATCTATAAATACTTAGTTAAGTCGAATATTACTATTCAAAACTTTTTGATAAGCATTTAACATATTTGATAATAAATCGTCAACTGTCGTTCCATCAACTGTTGTTGGTGTTGGAGGTAATCCGGGGTAAGGGTGAACGTGTGTAATACAGAATTTAACAATGAGTTGAAGTAATTCTAATAACTCCTCACCTCTAACCATTGATGATGTATTTGGCTCAATATCATCAATTAAATCGTTTTGTTCAAACCCATATATACCTTTATTGAAGTTTATTTGAGATTTACCTTCAATTGATGTCTCATTAGATAACAAGTATAGTTTAGTTCCACCTAATAATGCTACAGTATTTTCGGATAGTTTAGAAGTTGATGGAGCATATGCTGAACTTTGTTTTTCAAATGGAATGTTTGGTGATAATTTTGAATCTAAAACTAAACCATAACCAGGAATCTTATCAGCGCTTGATATTTTAACCATCGATGTCAATTTTGCCATATTTGCTGACGATATAAATTGACCTGAAACCGGATTAGTAATTAAATTAAAAATCTTTTTAGATGGTCTATAATAAAACGGGTATTGTTGATTTTTCTGAACTGTTGGTGATAATAATGTTGTTGATGGGTCTGTTATAATACTTCTTA